AGCTTGTATTTGAGGAACTGTGCTTCCCCCAGCTTGCCGGTGTCGTCGCGGGTCAGGGCGCCCTCGAAGATGGCGGTGAAGCTCTTGGGGCCGACTACGGTCTCGACGAGCTTCGCGTAGAGCGAGGCGGATTCCTGCATCAGCCAGGACTCGAACTGCAACGCGCACAAGCCGACGTCGGTCGCGGTGAAGATCGGATCGCGGGCGAGGAACTGCGCGGCGAAGGTCTTCGGATCGTCCTGCACGCCGGCCCACTCCAGGACCTTGTTGATGACGGCGCGCGGATGGGCGATGGTGTCGCCGGTCTCGATCAGGTCGAGTTCAGCGCGGAGCGCGGCGATGTCTTCGGTCTTCGGTTGGATCGTGAGCTTCTTCATGCCCCGAAACGTAGTGGAGGCGTACGAGCGGGGAAGGCAGAAACAACGAACCTCGGGAACCTCAGGATCAGATATGTGCCCAGCGCCTGGGAGCGCCACCGCGAAAAGGAGCAATAGCACGAATCGCCCGCGGTGAAACTCCGTATTTCGACGCTACTGCAATTACGGCGCCGTCTCGCCATGTGCGGTGTTTCAATATATCACGAATTGCCAGAACATCTGCTTCACTAAGCCGGGCTGCGCCATGTTTTTCCCCATGTGCGTGACGACGCTGTGCCACAGTATCTGCAATATTATCAATTTGTGTCCCAAGCACGAGATGCTGCGGATTCACACAAGCGGGGTGGTTGCAACGATGCCTAACAACTGCGCCATCCGGAATATCCCCATAGGCCATTTGCCAAGCCCACCGATGCGCTTTGACCGGCCACGATGAAATAATTCGAGACGAAACAGGACGAAACTCGCCATACCCATTCGGATTCTTAGCGCCCGTCCAGAGCCAGCAGGTATCGGTTTTTTGCACCTTCGCGTAAAATCGCTTCCGCGCGGTCAAATAACCTGCATCTGTACGTTGCTGTACCGTCAAACGCTTCCGCACCATATTCAACCCTAACCCTCCATGAGACAGGTGTCAGCGAAGTCCACAGCGAGTTTGACAACATCGGCTTCACGTGCAATCACACGCTGCCATTCCAGCGGCAGCGCCTCTGCACCATGGATCCATCCGGACAGCGCGCCGGTAATCGCCGCCGTCGTATCAGTGTCAGACCCTAAGTTCACTGCGGCCAGGACGCTATGCGCAAATGCTTCGGTACCAACCAGACCCAAGGTCTCTGTCTGGTGCAAGCACCACACTGCGGATTCCAGCGAATGGATGCAGTACCCTCCGCTCTGAATGTCCCTGCGCGCGGCAGCGAAAATCGAACCATCCTCAAGGCGAGCAAACTCGCGCTTATCCTCGGTCCCGAGCAACATGCCGCCGACAGCCATGGCCAACGCTTCGCGAATGCTGCGCCCGTTAGCCAGCGGCGAGAGCATGCGCGCATGCGTAACACACGTATAGGTCGAACGGTCGTGGGCGTGCGTCAGGGCGGACCCCTCGCGGGCAAAACGTTCGATATGGTGCGGATTGCTGAAAAGGGCATACACGTTCAAGGGCATGCAACGCATCAAGCTGCCATTGCCGTTGCTGCTCAGACTGGTGCCGCCGCACTGACTGGCAGGAAAACCGGCTTTGCGCTTGGCAATCGCTGCGCGCGTCGCATTTCCACAGTCGAAGTTCACACCGTGGGCGGTCCAAGTCGCATGGTCATACCAGGAAACAAACGAATCCATGACGGCTTCGAGGTCCCAGCCCTTGCGGACCAGAACGTCAGCGGCGGCCAGGGTCATGGAGGAGTCGTCAGACCACGTCCCAACCGGTTGATTCCAGGTGCCGTGTCCACGCATCTCTTTAATCGGATCCGCATCGCGTGCTTCACGGGTGCTGAACTCTGCATAAACCCCAAGAGCGTCGGAAATGCAGGTGCCGATGATCGAACCGATGATGCGCGAGCGAAGGGTGGGGGTCGACATGGCAGGCTCCAGGTCCGGGGGACCGTTGGGGTATGGCTGCATCATGGCGGGATTGACACGATGTCAATCGCTGTTTTCCGCGTCATGCGGAAAGCACCGCATCAGCGACGGGGGACGCCCGGTCCTTGGATCCTGGCGCTCTGGGCCATGTGCTGCTTGAACTGTTCCGACAGCACATCGGCAAACTGGCGATTGCCGTCGTTCTGGGCGGTCTGGCAGCAGGGTCCGTAGTAGGCGATGGCCTCGTCGAGGTTGTTCGCGCCGATCAGCGGGAAGTCCAGCATGGCGTTGGTCTTGCGCACGCGGCCGAGCGGATCCTTGGCCGTCAATTCCATCTGCTGGCGCCCGATGAAGGGGTGGAACTCCAGCGGGAAGATGCCGGTGATCACACGGCGATGGATGATGCGCGCCACGGGGCCATAGCCGTAGACGTGCTCCTCGTACGTGAAGGCCTGCGCGAGCCCCGCCAGAGCCTCCAAAGACAGCCCGGTGCCTTCGGGAGGGGCCGCCGCTTCCGGTGCCGTCTGAGAGGCTTCCTGTGGCTGCACGGGAGCTTCCGGGGCGGTGGTATCGGCGGCGTTCTCGGTGTTCATGGGGATGCCTTGACTGATGGCTTGTGGTTGATGCGCGGACGGCGCACGGGGGTCTGACGGAGGTTGCGGGATTCGTTGTACTGCCGGATCAGGTCGACGTAGACATCGACGTTCTCTGCCAGCGTGATGATCGCTTTGCGGATGGCCTTCTCGGACATCGTCTTCGGCATGGTGACGGCGACCTTGATTGGGCAATTCTCGAAGCTCAGGAAGTCGACAGTGAACGTCGCACCGTCGTCATCACGGACGATGACGCCTGCATCATTTTCCTCTTCAGTCAAGATGGTCTTGTTCACGGGTTCAGATTGTAGTAAATGTCAATAGTGTTTCAATAGATTGTTTCGCGCGCAATTGCCTGCAAATAGTTTGAGGAGGCTTTCGACATCTTTCACCATGTCCATTTCACGTAGCGGATTGAAATGAATGGCGTGGCCGCCGTTCTGGATGAACTCGCGCACGTTGGTGCGATTGTCGTCGATCAGAATCGTATTCGACTGGGCCAGGAAACGGCGATGGCTGGTGATGTAGTACGGCGCCCCGGCGGCATTCTTCTTGAACCACAGCATCATTCCGCGCGGCGCCCACAGGTAATCACGCGGGTCGGTGACAAAGCGCAATTCGCCATAACGGACAACGGCACGAAACAGTTCTCCGTAGTGGGCGAATGGCTTCATCTCAGACCAGAACGTGATGCCTTTGGCGTCGATGATCTCAACCAATTGAGGGTAGGTCATGCCGAATGAGTTCTGCACATTCTGACGGTCGAGGTCGGGGTGCGCGTACAGTTCTTCACGCCCAACCAATCGCAGACATTCTCGCATCCACGGTGCGCAGACATCATGCACGTCCAGGTAGATCACCGGCGGAGGTGGATCATGAAGCGGCATCGGTGTCCTTAACGGCGAGCGCCACAACGCGCCCGTAGGGGGAGCGGCCAAAACGTCGAGAGACGATCTTGAACGGGGTGCGCCAGAGGAACCATGCCAGGATCCGTAGTGGGCGGGGGTACATGTCGACGGCGCGGGCAACACCAACCACCTTGAATCCAGGCGGGGCTTTTGGTGCTCCAATGCGCGGTTTCACAGTGCCCTCAACTGGTCCAGGCGGAAGAAGTCCGTCTTCCAGGCCGGGGCATTCGTTTGCGGGTCCATGTACGGGATCTTGAGATACACCGCATGCGCCTTGTCGCTGTCGTAGGTGAAGCTCATGATCGTGCCCAACATACGGAAGCTCAGACTCTTTTCGTCGAGCACACGCATGCGCATGCCAACACGGAGATTCGCGCGGTCGGGAATGTCCAGGGTGACGTTCATAGGGATCGAATCTCGCCTTCGCCAGTGGACAGGTATGCTTTTGCGCGTTCCGCTTCAACGGACATTCGGTGCAGGTATGCCCGTCCGTCCTCCATGCAATAGACCGTAGTGGTGATGCGCCGCCCGGCGCCGGCATCAACGACCAGTCGCCGTTCCTGCGGAAGACAGTTGCACACCGCACACAGTTTCTTTTGTGCCGGTGTGACATTTTCGACTTCGATGGAGATTGACCGAAACCATAGCCCCGGCTTGCGGCGGGAGGTCATCAGTTATCGAACCATATGACAACCAGAGGATCGCGCGTGAGCTTGCGCGCATCGGCCAGAACCTGAACGAACGACACCTCGTCATCGGATGGATCCGGGGGATCGAAGTGATGAGGCTCTGCCTGCCTGACCGTGGCCTCAAGCTCATCAGGCGTCAGCGCCTGGATTCCAAAAAAATCGTACTCCATAAAATCTGCAAGCCCATCGACGTAGTGCCAGTGGTCACGCTCTGCATTGAGAAGGGCAGGAAAAATATTGACGTACCGTGGCAAATGGTAGTCGGAATGCGCCGACGGCCATATGCGAGGATACTTCCCGTACTCATCTTTCTGGATGAGTTTGATGTTGATGTCAGTGCCCATGGCTCAGGAGACCGTAGTGATGCCGACGCGGGTTTCCGGCTTCTCGGATGCAGCCTGGATACCTTCGACGTAAGCGGCCTCATCGAACGGGACGCCCTGCACGGTGGCGAGTTGCTGGGCGGTCGTAGTGGCGACTTCCTTCCACTTCGGACGGCGGCCAGTGGTTTCCTCGACGAAGGGGGCGAAGCGGCCGGGCTCGAAGGACAGGCCCTGGTCGGTGGCGGCCTTGATCTGGATCTGGATGTGCTTGAAGGCCTTCTCGGCTTCGCCGCGTAGCGCATTCAGCAGGTACGCGGCTTCGAGCGAATCCTGACTGGTGACATCGCCAGGAGCGGCGTTGCCGAGCGCTTCCAGGACGTTGACGAGATTGGAAACGCTGGCCTCGACGCGCCGGGCCAGGGTCGGCTTCTTGGGTTTGACTGCGGGAACGGTGGCGAGCTTGCGGACGGCCATGGCGTATTCCTGGTAATGTGGTGCAACACTGAAGCCCATCCGCCATGACAGCGGATGGGCCAGGAACAGAGCGGATGATCAGACCTTGAACTTTTCCAAGAGCAGGTTGAAGGCGAAGGCATAGGCCTTGGCCTTGGTTTCCTTGGTCGGGACCAAGCCCTTGATGGCCTTGTACTGGGCGTGGCCTTCGGGGCAGGTCACCTTGAGAAGATCCGCGATGTTGTGGGCAAAGAAGTCGACCGCCTTGGCCACCTTCTCCGGAGTGGCACCTTCGGGCATGACGGTGGGATATTTCTCCCCGTCGGTGGTCTGGGCAGCCGGGACGGTCGCCTTGGCAGCGGTTTTGGCCTTGGCGTCCGCGATGGCGTTGACGGTCGGCATGAAGATGACCTGTTCATCGGCGGTCATGGGCGCGAAGCCCTTTTCCTGGAGTTTCGCGTTGATTTCCGCGAGGGGCTTGGCCATCTCGACGAGGAGGGTGATGATGTCGGTACGGGTGGCTTTCATGGGAGGCTCCTTGGTCCATTGGACCGTTGGTGTGATGAGCGAAGCATATGCGGACTGACATCGTGTCAATGCCTCTTTTCCGCATAGCGCGTAAAATGCTCTTTAAGCAATGCGGTCCTGGTCCAGCAGAGCAAAAACCACCGGTTCTTGGGTGGTCGGGCAGACAGAATAGAAATTGAAGACACTGGGGCGGGTAAAACGCCGAGCGAGAAGACCGTGCCGCAAACTGCAACGGGGGCAGGATTCGACGACGATATTTACCGCAGTAAGAGGAATGCGAATAACAAACTCTTTCTTAGGTTCAGCCGCTGGTTTGGTTGCGGATCCCATCCATCCTTGCAGGCTTCTGCAACGGTGACGGCAAACAGGACAACATCCGAATCTTCAAAGACGCGGTTGTCGATGCTCCGAGACAGGATTTTGTAGTCGAGCATCAGACTTCCGCGCGATCAGTGCTTTTTTGCGCGCTCACGCGGATCGGTGGCCTTGACCGATTCGTCGGCGTGGCCGTCGGTGGTCTTCGGACGGATCACGGGGGCGTTGGTGGCAGCATCATGGCCGCCGACGGAGTCCAGGTCTTCGACGATGGGTCCGCGGGCGGGCGGTGGGATCTGGCGCTTCTCGTTCATGGGTTCTCCGGGCGACAGTATCCGCGCCATGCGTCAGTGTGCAACGTAGTCGTTGCCGAATAGCTCGTCGAGCAGCGAACGGTCACCGGTACAGGACCATTCCCGGCACTGATGCGGGGCGGTGCTGTAACACCACACGAAGCCTTCCCGGCCATCGTCGTGCTGGAACCCCCAGGACGCGCCGACCTTGTCAGCATCGTCCAGGGCAGTCGCATTCGGCATGCCGAGGATGGTGATCAGCGTGCGAAAGTCGGCGGTGATGGTACCGGTGCGGGATGCGCCGGTCTTCGGGATGGGGTTGATCATGGCGGCAATCGCGCTCACAGCAGCACCGGTTCCAGGCCAAAATCCGCGTCATCAGAAGGGGACGCGTCCAGCACGATCTTCCGCTTGCGGCGGTTCTTCCTGCCCTTGTCCGCGCGCGGGGTCTGTTCGTGATCGAACCAGGAACCGTACAGCCCGGAACCGGGGTGCAGAGCCTGCTGCAAGGCGTTTCCGAGCCCCCAAACCTTGTGGAGGAGGTCCAGGTACCCTTTGCGCTCCGGAATGTCCTTGGCGCGTTCTTTGGCGGCGTCCTTGAAGTTGGAATAGTCGATGGCCTCCGCGAGGTGCGACATGACCAGCATCAGTTCGACCTTGGTGACGAAGATGCGGAAGGCGTAATCGCGGCCGGGGATCTCGTGGATCTCGCGACCATCGAGCAAAGGGACAACGCGGATGAGCGTGACCATGCTTTCGAGGGTGCGCGCACGGATGACGCGTTCGTCGGGAGACGCCCGGGTGAAGGACACCTTGCCGCGGGTGATGGTCTCTTTCTCAGCGACGACTGAGAACATCCCGAAAGTCGTTAGAACCCACATTTTTGACTCCTTGGTCCTTTGGACCGTTGGTGTGATGAGCAAAGCGTATACAGACTGACACGATGTCAATCAAGTTTCTGCATAGCGCGGCAAATGCCGATAAGTTTGACCGCGACGGATGTATTCGATCACATCGCGTGACACTCCGTACGTTTGGGCTAACGCTGTGATCGAATCAGCAGAAGCAATGATCTCCGCAGCCTGCGCATTGGTCAGGAGCGCTTTGCAATGCTCCTCGCCCCAGGGCATGCGCCCGTTGCGTATAGCATCAGCAGCATTGGCCGCCTGTGTGTCGTATCGCAAATTGTCTAGACGGTTGTCAAATGGGTTGTCGTTCGCGTGGCACATGACCGCCCTGGAAGGGCGCGGGCCGACAAACGCCCGTAGAACAATCAGCCCAACCGGCCTGACGAGTCTATTTGCGCGCCCGTTACGCAAATTGCAAATCGGAATCGCGCGACGCCTGTACCCAACCCGTGCAACAGTCAATTTCAGTTCAGCCGGCTCCTGATCCAGTTCGATCGTCGAAGTCCTGAACCCCTGGTGCTTGAACGAAAACACACGCCCGTGATCAGTAACGTAATAACCGTCCCAGCCCACAACCGGAAGCTGGTGCTCACCATCTCGAAGATGAGCAATCCACATATAAGACTCCTGGTCCAGGGGACCGCTGGTGATGGGGGGTCATCATGCACGGACTGACACGATGTCAATCGCTGTTTTCCGCGTCACGCGGGAAGCGGGTAACTGGCGCGGTCGGCGTTCCGGATCAGGTTGCAACGCATGACGTACAGCGCCATTTCCATGTCGCGGCGGTTTGGGCGACTCGGGCGCGGCTTGGAACGCCGCCCGCCTGCCCGACGGTGGTTCTTCATGTACTGGCTCAATATCTTGCCGCAGACGTCCCAGTCGGGGATGGTCTCGCGGGCGACGCGCATCTGCCATTGGTAGTTGGCGTAAAAGGCCACGTGTGCGCAAGACGGTGCACCGTACTCGACGCGCAGTTCGTTCTTGCACGGACGCGGACCGAATTGCCCGAATCCCGGAATGGTCACCGGTCGGCCGAGCACTACCTGTTCCATGATCGCTTCGCACAGATAAGTCAGCGCGATGCCCATCTCGTATTCGTTCTTGCCGGAGGCGCGGGCGGCTTGAACCAGCGCATCCCCAAGCCCGTCGATTGGATTCGAGCGGACGCTGGTGATGCGGGTGGTATTGTTCTGTGGAATGCCTTTGGGCATGACTACGCCTTCTTGGCGCGGAGTGTTTCCAAGTCTTCGTTCAACTGCTTGCGCTCTTCGGAATCTTCGATGCCGTCGGTGATGTCCTGACCCATCCACAGCGGGGGCAGGGTCGACGGGTCGGTCTGCTGCACGATCTGATCGTCCAGGTGTGCTTCTGCGATGTCACCGATGATCTTGCGCAGCGCAGGGGAACGGTGGATCGACTCGGCAATGCGCTTCTTCTCCCCTGACGACAGGCAGTAGTAGCCTTCGGTACCAGTCATGCGCGCCGCTTCCAGAATAGCCTTCTGATTCGTCAGCGACTCCTCAGGCGTGTTTCCGCCGCCCGTCACACTGGTAGCTTCGGGACCGGCCACCTCTTTCGAGAGCAGACGCAAGACGACGTCTTCGGGAAGCTTGGCGTATTGGGTGAGGATGTAGACGCTCCACACCTTGGGATTCACGCCGAGGGTCTGGCCAAACTGGGCCATCGCACCCATGAGTTCGCTGCGAAGCTGAATCAATTCGAGGCGTTCGAGTTCGTCGAGGTAGGAGCTTGGCGGGACGCAAACGAGGTAACGGTTCTCTTCGGCGGTGGGATCGTAGTCGGAGTTTCCGACGGCGAGCAGGGTGTAATGGATGTCGAGGGTCTGACGGATGCCGTATTTGTAGGCCTTCTGAATGCGTTTGATGGTGCGGGCAAAGCGCACATCCTGCTGGAGCAGGGTAGCTTTTGCGTTGACATCCCCTTCAAAGCCGATATAGGCAGCCGGAATCTTCGCCACACCGCAGAAGATTTTCCGGTTCATGTCCACGTCTTGGATCTCACCGGCATTGCCAGCACCAGACATCGGTTCGATGCGCGTTTCGGAGTCGGCACCGCGCACAGGCAGGAAGACATCTTCCCACGGGGTCAGGGGATTGAATTGTTTCCTGTAATTGGGGCTCGCCGGGTCAATATACTCGTTCTTCCGAAAGGCTTTCTTAAATTGATTCACGTAGTCCATCGCCTCGGACTCTTCCATATTACCAACATCAACAAGCACCATGTTACGGTCTGGCGCACGGCGAAGGCGATACATAAGCACAGCATCCATGCTCAGCGTATTGTGTGAAACAACGCCATTAGCAACGAAGTTGTGAAGATCGTCGGCAACGGTGATGTCATACGTCTCCCCTTCCCCTATAGGCTCGACGTGCGTTACAGGTTCGTAGACAACAGGAGCATCAGTCGCCTCGTCACTGACAAAAATACGGAATGCGCGCAGCGCCTTGGCGCGCTTTCCGCGAATTGTGGTCTCCCTGTCGATTGACTTGATCTCGCGACTGACTCTGTATCCCGACATCTGCGCCAACGTCCAGCAGCCCCGCATCAGTTCTTCGTTGGAAAGCCCAAGACGCCAACCGTTGCTCTGGAAACCTGCGTCGGCATCAAACATCCCTTGCAAGAAAGCACGCCGCACTTCCAGAGACATCCCATAAAGCCACGACGGAACACGCTTCTTCGCAAAACCGTGAATGAAACCAACAGATTCCAACATGCGCTTAATCCCAAGCCCGAGAACCTGCACATGCCCGGCGCCGAGCGCATTGAAGGTTGCCGCCCCCCGAGGCTCTGGGGTGCAATTGAACAATTCACGACACAGGTCGATGTAGTAGGTGTTGCAGCCATCGTCCTCGCCCAACGCAAATGCGATGCCTTTCGACTCGAACCATCCGTCGCCAAGCATGAAGCCGAGAAACCGTGCAAAGCGCGCATCGACTTCAAAAGAAAGCGTATCCAGGTCAACCCCGTGCACCGGATTTTTCCCTGTGCGAACCACAAGATCAACCGGAGGAACATCAATACCGGCAGCGCGCAAGCGCAGATAGTTCGCATGTGATATGCCGTTCTTGCCACGCAAAAAGGCATGCGCAACCTTCTGAATATGCTTATGTCCGACGAGTTGGGCGGAACGCAGCTTATCCATAATCCCAGGAGGGGTTTCGACAGGCCCGCGCGGGAGCACTGACCATGCATCACCACTCAGCGTAAACCTCCGCGTAGCGTCCCCATCAACCAAACGAGGGAGCACAAGCGAATCACGATCCCGATAGGCAGGCCAAACCGTCCGATCGGGCGCCGCGACCAGATGATCGGCACGCTTGTAGAGAAAGTTGCCGTCCTTGTCGCGCGCCAACATCCCATGATTGGCAGTAACGACAATCTGCCGATGCGCGGTCCGAATCCGAACCAGCTTCTGCACACCCTGCTTCAAGACCGCAACAATCTCTGTCTTCCGCGTCTCACCCGTAGCCGGGTCGTGAGCGTAAGTGACCTGTCCACGACAAACACTCTCGGCTGTCGTGGGGCCGTCAGTGGTCCAGATAAGAGTTCCGGCAGCGATGCAATAGGTGCGCCACGGGTTGAACCACGTGTCGAGCAGCGCCGTGCCGTATCCAGTCTCTTCGTCTTTGCCGAGCAGGCGGAAATGCGTGTAGTCCCAGGGCCAGGAGGTCGCGCGTTTGCCGTTGCGAAACTGGACGCCGTCCTGACGGAATCCGACGAGGCGGCCGTATTTGTCCTCGACGCGGTGCATCTTGTCGGTGCGGCAGTACTTCCACCCGATGACACCTTTTCCAGCTTGGTAGATGTTGCGCTGGAAGCCATCGCCCATCTTGCACATGCGCCGGACCAGCGGGGTGCCGCGGTCTTCGATCATGATGTTGTGCAGGCATTCGTTGCCCGCCTTGATCATCTTCTCGTTCTTCGATTCGATCCAGACGTGGCGCCCACGTTCATGGTCGGGCTGGGTGGCCTCTTCCGCGTAGATGTCGAGGAAGCTCGACACCATGCCGCTGCCATCCATCTCCTCGAAGATGCGGTAGCGTTCGAGCCTGGACCCGGCGATGTGGAAGAGGCGGCGCCACCATTCCTGCGCCTGTTCTTCCGCGTCACTGCGCTGTTCACCGTCGGTGTCGTATTGGGTAGCGTGGGTCTGCTTGTCGTACAGCCCGAGCAAACGCCAGTACCACGCCTGCTTGTGCGGGGTTCCGACCAGTTCGGACTGACCGTTTGTCGAACCTACGGGAGAATCGGGCATCTGCGGCATGGCTCAGAGCGTAGTAACCGTGAAGCATGCGGCAATTGACATCGTGTCAGTCCATCTCACAGATTTTTTTCCAGCGACTGCCAATCCATCTTCCCGCCCTCGCCGGTGATGATCGGCGGCTGACGCGATTGCAGTGCAGATTCGGTACGCGGGTCGACCATGTGCGTGTTGGTCTTGATGTCGTTGCTGTAGTGGGCAGCGATGGCAACCTGACTGTGGAGCGCATTCCAGACAGACCCACAGCAACTATCAGCTACGTCTTTGCTGCCTTTTCCGCCCTTCGCATTCTTCACTGGGTGATCGACCTTGCCCTTTCCCTTGATGTCGCGGGTGAGGTCCAGGACTTCTTCAATGAAGGGTTCGTAGCGGTACGTGTGAATGCGCCGCTCAGAGAACGCAGCGCGCAGACCGACGTATTTAATGTCGTCCCGGTCGACGCTGATCTCCTTCGCCATGATTCCCATCTTGTTCAGGATCTGTTGACTGTCCTCCGATTCGTAACCGTCGAAGGTGACAACATGGACTGGAAAGAACTTGGTCAGGTATGCAACGAATGAGCGGATCTTCGAGAGGTCAATACGACTACCGGGCGGCGGCCGGATACGCAGCATGAAGTCCACCATCGCCACCGGCAGGTTCTCTGTGGTCGTGATCCCGAGGTTCGCGGGATCGGTACGCTTGACGCTCTTAAAACCCGCGAGGTGCGACATCGCGATGCCGGCACAGTCCCCCGTCAGTGCGATGTCGACGTGGAGGTAGCGGGGAGCGCCTCGGTTAAGGCGCGGCGTCCACTTGCCATCAACGACCTGACACACGCGCTCAACATTGAACGCATCTTGCAGGTGGAAGTCGGTGGCGATGTCGATGGTCAGTTCTTCGCGATCAAACGGACATGGGATCTGATCGGTGATCGCGTCGAAGATCGAAGCGCGGTCGTGGATAAGCGGACTGACATTGAAGGTGGCAACGCCTGCGATGTCACGCAGCGCTTGGTCGGTGTCTTCGATGAACTGCTTGTAGTAGTCCTGGGGGATCTCGACGAGCTTGGCGCCGTCGCGCGGCTTCTCATCGGGCTTCAGGATGCGACTGCGCGCAATACGGTCACCGACTTCGACCTTGAACCACGACTGCTTGGCGAACTCCTTGGGCTTGAGGTCCCAGATGGCGTAGTCGCTGACGTACACCGCTGAATCATTCTTCGTCAACTTGATGCGCTCTTCGAGGAAGGCGCCCAAACCTGCACGCGATGAACCCAGCAACATGATGCCCGGAATAGTCCCACCGGGGCGCTTGAAACGACTCAAGACACGCGTGCTGGTGTTGTCGTAAAGCTTCTTGGCCTGCCCGACTTCGCCTTCAATCTCCGCCTTGGTCTTTCCTGGCATGTGCATGAAGTTGACTTCGTCCATGACGAAGCTGTAGAGGTCGAGACCGAGAGCATGAAACTCCCGAGAACCTAAAATGATTTTCACGTTCGACTTATCGAACTCGATTTCCGATGAGAGCCGCAGATTGTGCGGAAACTCCTGTTGAAAGTACGGACTGCTTTCCAGATAGCTGCGAAGTTTGGCATAAGCACTATCGGTGACTTGTTTCTTCGTAATCGAATAAATGCCAAACGTGATGAACGAATCAATCATCAGTCCGTAGTATTGCGCGGGATTCCGCATACAGGACATGTAATAGATTTTGTACCCGAGCGCGCCTCCCATCATGCTCGTTTTTCCAGTTCCTATGCCCCCAGTTAGTAGCCACTCAGTAATTCCTGAGTTCGGATGCAGCACCGTGCACAGGTCGTGCATCCACTTGTCGTAAATCTTGGAGAAGTTGCGCCCAAAGTATTTCTGGTCAGTGAAGAATACTTCTGGCATCACCGGCTTGTGGATGAAGTCGATCTCCCAGATGGCATCGTGGATGACGTTGTAGGCGTCGCCTTCGCCCAAGCTGCTGACCAGCCATTCGATCACCAGCTTGCGCTCATAGGAGTTCAGCGCATCAAATGCCGTGCGAATGTCATCGCCACTGCCGTTGATGACGTCTTCAGCGAACTTGTCGAAGAGCGCGATGGTGTCGGCGTTCGCTTCGGTCGGCCGGATGCCGTTCGCGGGGTTGCCCGGCCGCGGACGCGCGTGCTGATCAGTTCCGCCAAAGACGGGATTCTTGGGAGGGAGCCTGCGAACAGCCATTCATTCTACTACTTTCGCGGCTTTGATCTCGCGGGCAGCCTGCCTGACCGCCCGTGGCTTCTGCATCTTCTGCTGAATCGCCTTGGCCAAGTCGGCAGCGCGGGGTCCGAGCTTTTCGATCAGGTTGCGCACACGTTCACGCGCCAGGGCTTGTTCCTTCGGATCCAGGCCGCCGGTATCTTCCACGTCGATGCGTGCGCTGGCAATCTCCGCCGGCTTCATGAGCACGTCGAGGTTGCTGTCGGCACGGATGTCGATGCGGACCTTGGATTCTATGCCAAGGCACTCCATGACCTTTTCCGCGGCGCGAAGCTGCGTTGGGGTGATCCCAGCATCGCGCGTCAGCGGATTGCCGTGGCGGTCCTGCATGATCCTGCCTTCAGGATCGCGGATGTATGTCGGTCCGGCCATGGCCCGGTTGAGGGTAGACACCGCAGTCGGCGCCAGCCGCGCCAGCCCGCGCTTGGTGCTGAACTGGACACGGGATTGGATCGCCTCCTGATTGTCGAACTCGTGCTTGAGCAAGTCGAGTTGCGTCCGCACCTCAGGACGATTGAGGAAGTCGCTGACCTGCGTGATGGTCCAGCCAAGCTCGACAAGAACAGACGCCCCACGCGAAAAGAGTTCGACGACTACGCCTCGCTCTTCCGGTGAAAGCTGCGCCTGTGCAATGGCGACTTCGGACGACATCAGATTTTCTTTTCCTTGAGCGCTTGCTTGAGGCTGGTGGCCGGGATGAACCGAACATACCGACGCGCGGGAACACGCCGCAGGGTATCGCCGCCGGCCTCGCGATAGTTGGTCGGCTTCTTGACGTACGGTTCGAGCGTGCCGACGTTGACCAGTGACACGGTGCGACCGGTCTGGATGGCCTCCGTGATCACGCCGAGCAATGCGGTCCAGGCAGCGGTCGCTTGCAGCTTGGTGCAGGCCTTCTTGCCCAGGGTATGGCGCAGGACCTTTTCGAGGTGCCCACTACCGACCCGGCCGCCGACGGGGATGTCCGTCAGAAGGTCAGGGGCATCAGTGTCGGTGTCGGCATCAGCATCGTCCGCCACTGCGGTATCGACTTTGTCTTCGTCTTCGTTCATGGGGATCTCACAGGGTAGAAGGAGGGGTGGATGACGTCAGAACGTCCAGTGGCAACACGACAGCATCATTGAACATAATCCGCGGTGTTGGTTCAGGACCAATGCGGTGCATGTTGAAAAACGCTGCCTTGGACAACAGGGCAAGATCGGGTGACCGATTCTTGGAAAAGATAAGGAGTGGCGTGAGTTCAGCTTCTACGGCTTGCCGCTTCGCCTGTTCCCACCACATCCACGGCCCCCACTTTGAACTGGTCATCGCAATGCCCAAGTCCCAATTGGCTTCCACTTTCTTGAGTTCAATGCACCACGGCACCTTGATGCGTGGATCATGAATCAGGTCCCGGCCCCCCACCCAGGTACTGATCAGATTGCTGTCGTCCGCTTCCCTCCGCCGAAACAAAAGATTGGTCGTCGACATATCCTTGAACGACGGTCCCCCATACCAGATCGACATCTTTCGTGCGATCTCGTTCTCGTAGCTGTTTCCCTTGCGTCGTCCGTCGGTCATATGGTCAGTGTGCCGCGGAGAGCGTAGTGGTTTTCGCGCCATGCGCAACAACAACGGAAGAGCCGCCGCGGTCGACCACAGAGAACACGACATCCGCCGCAGCTTTTATGCGTTCGTCGTGGGTCACCATGATCACCGGGCAGGTCGCTGCGGTTTCTTTCAGAATGTCGATCACGTAGGAGCAACCCTGACGATCGAGCCCGTCAAAAATCTCGTCGACGAAAAGCTGGTTGAATGGCTTGACGGTCCGGGACGCCAGGAGGTCCCGGAAAGCGCAGAGAAGCGAAACATCGAACCGGCGCTTCTGCCCCTTGCTCGCGCCGTGGTACAGGTCGGTCTTGCCGGGAATGACGGCCTCGACGGACAGTTCCTCGCGGTAGACATCGCGCTTGGTCTTGAGTTCCCGGGTAGCATGGAGGCGCAGGATCGCCCCGGGTCCGAGGAGACGTTGCGCGTAGGCCGTGGCCCTGCGGTTGATCTCAGGTATCTCGGATTCGATCAGGAAGCTCTTGATCCCGGAGTTGCCAAATGCTTCGATCCAGAACAGGAGTTGATCCTGGCGCCCGCGCAGTTCGGCCTGTTCTTCGGTCAGCTTGAGGAGCTTGTTGCGCCCAATGGCGATCTCGGATTCAAGTGCAGTCACAGCGGCGCGGTCCTGGGACATGCGAGACTTCAACGATGCCACGCGTTCGCGCAGGGTGGCAGCTTCGGCCCGGAGGCGGCTCAACTCTTCGTCTTTGTGGGCAATTGCAGCCGCGTAAAGGCCTGCCCAGCGATCATTCGGTTGCAGCACGTCCGCCAGGGAGTCCTGCGCCGTTCTGGCCTCTGTGAGCCTCCGTTTGGCATCTGCAAGCTGGGGCGCCAAAGCTTCGATCGAATCACGCAGGGCGCGGACGTTCATGTCCGCGTGGCTGGCTTTGACTTCCTGCTCGCAAGCGGGACAGCGACTGCCGGTCATGTTCGCCCACGACGCCATCTCTTTCTTCTGCGCACTGAGCCTGACTTCGGTGCGAGCGATCTCACCAGAGATGGTGGAGATGATGTCGGTGTGCGCACTGCGCTGCGCGTTGATGGCGGCCTGCTTGACCGCGACTTCACGGCGGCGAATGGTGATGGCAGCGGCGGCTTTTTGCTGACGCTCGACAAGACGAGCACGATCGACGGTCGTTCGGATTGACATCGCGTTAGTCCGACGAAGCCGAGCCTGCGCACGGATGAAGTCGAAGGACACTTCGCTATTGTCCTGGTTCGCCTTCTCCTGAAGGACTTGCAGGCGCACGTTCTGATTCTCCAGCACCGCAGTCACCGACGCGATCTCCGTGTCGATGCGGTCGAGGTTCGGCTGGATCATCTTGGAGTCAGAAGCGGCGAGCTTGCGCGCATCCTCATACAGTTCGAGGCACAGCATCTTGTCAAAGATGCGTTTACGGTCGCTGTCGTCGGCGGAGAAGAACGACTTCACCTCTTCGCGCACGCCGAAAGCGACCACGTTCATGAAGCTCAGGTAGTCGACACCGATCATCTGCACGATCGCGGCGTCGGTCTGCGCGTTGGTTCCGCGAGTGACTTCAACGTCATCGACGAAGAGGCGCACGTTGTCGCGGTGCTTCGGGTGCTTGCGGTAACGGATGCAGCGGATCCTGGTTTTTCCGTCGGTGATGTTGACGGACACATACGTACCGCCCGTGGAGTCGTGCCGGATGATGTTGTCGCCGTCGTACTTCGGCCGAATACACTTACTATAGAGTGAAAAACTAATACCGTCGAACAGGGCACTTTTGCCCATGCCGTTATCACCCTCAATGAGGGTCAATCCAGTCTTCGCAAAGTCGAAGCTCGTCTGCTCGAAGAACATGAAGTTGCCGTAGTCGACCAACCCAATGACAAAGCTCACGACAGCCCCTTCGCTCTCTCCAGCAGTTCATTGCCGAGTTTGGACAGGTGCCCACCCGGATCAGGCAGATCGCGGTATTTCAGATAGGCGGTGATGATGTCGCCGTGGGTGTGGCTGGTGCGGATGTCGATCCGCGGCGGGGCTCCTGGCGCTTCGGAATAGCTCGACCTGACGATGCGGGCATGTTCGACCTTGGCCTTGATCTTCAGGTAGGTCGCGTGGTCCGGAGCGTCGATCCAGATGAAGTCGTTTTCGCCAACCTCCGGGACCGCGAAGGAGTCGGTGATCTTATAGAACCGCGGGCTGACGGTGTTCTCGACGAATGACAACGTGTCAGTCTCGGTATCGAGGATGCGCACCCCGCGCTTCCCGCCGCAGTCACCAAAGTCCAATTGCATCGGGGAGCCGATGTAGTGGATGTTGTCGGTATCCTTCGGTGCGTGCACGTCACCCAGCAGAACACGCTTCCAGGACCGGGGCTTGAGCGCTTCGATCGGCAGAGTTTTGGCGGACTTGTGGACGGCGCCGTCGATCAGGGCATGCGCCAGCAGGTAGTCGCAATGCGATTCCTCGGCGGCCTGGGCGATGTCTTCGGCCAGTTGGGTGTTGTCGTCCGTCCAGGGCATGAGCATGAACGGCGGCATCATGAATGGCTGATCAATCACCTCACCGCTGCCGAGAAAAATCTGCATCGAATTGATGCCGGGCGTACGCAGGTAAGAATCGTGGTTCCCGACGATGAAGCACAGATCGACGCTTTGCGATGTTTCATGCACGACGCGGCAGAGGCGGTCCAGCACCGACATGTCGATGCTGGTGCGGGAGTCGATGAAGTCCCCGACCACGAAGATACGCTCGCACTTCTGGTCGATCGCGATTTTGGTCATCCACCGCCAGCAGTCGAGCATATCGGTCAAACGCGTCGAAACGCCGTCGACGCCGATCGTCGAAAGACCGGCGTAGGTATCGAACTGCCAGTCGGCGGTGAGCAGAACTTTCACGGCACCACCACAACAGTCAGGTTCCGCGCCATCCGCATCCAACGCCCATCAGCGCTCAACACATCGCGACGCAGGTCGGTAGGCAGATAACCTGGATACTCCGCGCTGCCGCGGACCGTGCGAACCGGCGGAAGAATCCTGCCATTTTTTGCCACGACACGAAACTTGTCGCCGGGCTTGAGGTCATTGAGCGCCGTCATGCGAACTGCCCGATGCGCATGTCCAAGCCGACGCGCTGGGACACTTCGTCCCACTTATCGGCGGTCGCCTTGCCAAGGTCGATGCCGAGACGGAAGGCGAGGATGTCGAGGTAGACCACGACATCGGCCAGTTCCTTCGCCAGCATGATCCTCCGTGACTCCTCGGGCAGATTGTCGAGGTCGCCGCGCCGGATCTTCTTCTTGAGGTTGGCGTATTCCCCCAACTCACCCAGCACCGCTTCGAGCCATTCGGCGTCGGACCAGTCGGAACCGTCCGCCACGTGGACCACCTTGCCGAGGGCATCCTTGAAAAGCGGGAGGCGCGCGACGTTGGCACGGCGCAGGGCGGCGAAGGTGAGGGGGTTGAGTTCGTCGGAGATGGACATGGTTATTTCCTGTCGGGCCATGCGCAGTTGACGGTCTCGAAGATGACGGCTTC